CTCCGCCTAACAAAAGATGATCTGTACAAAGCTCAGGGTCGATTGAGAGAATACAAAGACTTCAAACAGCCCATAGAGAGCCGCATCCGAAATAATGAAGAGTGGTGGCGCTTAAGGCACTGGGCTATCACGGCATCCGAAGAAGATCGGAAAAACAAACACATGGCAGAGCCTGTATCAGCATGGCTCCATAACTCAATCAACAATAAACACGCCGACATCATGGACAACTACCCTGAGCCCATGGTACTGCCAAGAGAAGAATCGGATGACAGTGCGGCGAAGACTCTCACATCCATCCTTCCTGTGGTACTTGAATACAACAAATACGAACAAGTTTACTCAGATGCCGCATGGTACAAGTTAAAGCAGGGCTGTGCCGTAAAGATCGTTGCGTGGAATCCCACAAAAAACAACGGGCTTGGCGATATCGATATAAAAAGAATCGATCTCCTAAACCTCTTCTGGGAACCGGGGATATCTGACATCCAGGAATCAAGAGATCTTTTTCACATCCAGCTTGTCAATAACGACGTTTTGAAAGAAAACTATCCGGAGGCGTGGGAAGAGGAAAACAACCTCGGCAACAAAGAATTTGACCTAACAAAGTATGTTGCCCTTGACGGGATGGACACCACGGACAAGACCGCAGTTATTGATTGGTATTACAAAAAATTCAACGGCACAAAGGAAGTGTTACACTATTGTAAGTTTGTGGGCTCGACAATACTGTATGCTTCCGAAAACGATGAAAACTACGCCGAAAGAGGTTTTTACGATCACGGCAAGTACCCGTTCGTCTTTGACAGACTCTTTGTTGAGGAGGGATCACCGGCGGGCTTTGGATACATAGACATCATGAAAGACGCTCAGATGTACATCGACAAGATGCAGCAGGTGATCTTAGAGACTTCCGTCAAAGCGGGAAAACAGAGATATTTCGTTCGAGATGGTTCGGTAAATGAGGAAGAGTTTAACAACTGGGCAAAGGAGATCATCCATGTAGCGGGGAATATCGAAAATGCAGTCCTTCCTTTTCAGCAGATACAGGTATCGGGAGCCGTGCAAAACATTTTGTCGTTTAAAATCGATGAGCTGAAAGAAACATCAGGAAACCGCGATTTCTCACAAGGCTCTACTCAGTCAGGCGTTACAGCCGCGACGGCTATTGCTGCGCTTCAAGAGGCAGGATCAAAATTATCGAGAGACATGATCCGCGGAACGTACAGAGCGTTTCAGGATGAGTGCGAACTTGTCATAGAGCTGATCCGTCAGTTTTACGACGAGCCCCGTAAATTTAGGATTTTGGGAAACAAAGGCGAACAGGAATTTACTGAGTTTTCGAATCAGGCTATCCGTCCCAAAGATCAGGGCACGGAATTTGACGTAGAGCTCGGCGAAAGAATGCCGATATTTGATGTCACGGTATCAGCGGCGAAAAAATCGACCTATTCCAGAATGTCACAAAACGAATTAGCCTTACAGTTTTACGACAAAGGATTCTTTGCTCCGGGGAATGCGGATGCTTCACTTGCATGTATAGACATGATGGAGTTTGAAGGCAAAGATAAGATTATCCAAAAGATAGAGAACAACGGAACTCTTTTTGATCAGCTTCAACAGCTGCAGATGCAGATGGCGCAGCTGCAAGCCATGATGGGTATAAATCCGCAGATGGCAGGCGTCAACCCCGGAGATATGACGAACAGACGAGGATCGTCTGATATGAGCTCTGACAATTTGGGCGGCGCACGACCAAGATCTGAAAGACTTGAAGGTGCTAAGGAACAAGCGAAGGGGATGGCGCAGGTATGATAGATATAAATATAAAATCAAGCAACAACCTATACGACATCACTTTATCAGGTCATGCAAATTATGCACCCGCCGGTAAAGATATCGTATGTGCTGCCGTATCGGTGCTTATAGAGACGCTTATAGCCGAGACTGACGGCAAGCCTTTTATATCTCATTTTACCCACGAGACAAAGCCTGACAAAACGAGGATATGTTTTGAGTATAACCCGTTTATCACAGAGACGGCAGCGGTTATACACTGCATAGAAACAGGCTTAAAAGGGGTGGCGCAGGCATATCCGGACAACGTAAAGATCGCTAAAAAAGTTTTTGGCAATTAGGGGATACAAGCAAATTTTTATTTGCTATACTGTATATGACGCCGGGGAAAGACCCGTGTAAACCAAAAAGGTGACACCGAGGAGAGACTCGAGACTAAGACGCGCGGGAGAGACCGCTGGAGGCACATATGTACAGATTTAATCTACAGATCTTCGCAGATGGCGGAGAAGGCGCACAGGGCGCAGAAACGATCGCGGCTCCCGAGGGAGTTGAACAGGAGGTAGACGCAGCAGCAGACCATCAGGCGAAATGGAAAGACCTCATCAATGGGGAGTTCAAGGATGAATTTAAGAAATCCTTTGATGACCAGCTTGACAGACGCTTCAAAAAACAACAGGAGTTAGAGGAGAAACTCGAGAGACAGTCTAAGTTATCGGCGTATCTTTCTCAGAGATATGGGATTGAGGACGAAAACCCCGACAAAATACTCGAAGCCCTCCAAAACGACGACGCACTTTTTGAAGAGGAAGCAGCTAAAAGAGGCTTGACCACTGAACAGCTCAAAGAGGTAAAGCGTCTCGAATACGAGAACGCCATGTACCAAAGAGAGCAGGAACGCGCCGAGGCAGACGCAGCCGCACAGGAGATATACGCCGACTGGGTACGTCAGGCAGACGACTTAAAGGAAATATATCCTGACTTCTCCTTGGAGACAGAGCTTAATGACGATAGCTTTGTTCAGATGTTGCAAAACGGCATATCTCTAAAGCACGCCTTTGAGGTCATGCACATGGACGAGATCATGACCGGTGTAGCAGCATACACGGCTCAAAACGTCGCGTCCAGAGTTACTGATGGCATCAGAACCAAGGGCATGAGACCAACCGAGAACGGTGTAGGCCGCTCGACACAGCCTGTCAAAGAAGTGATCGATGTAGAAAATCTCTCAAAAGACGATATCAACAAATTGATAGAACGGGCTAGACGAGGCGAGAGAATCGTTTTATAGCCCGGATTGGAGGCTATAATGCATAAGTTTAATCTTCAGATGTTCGCAAACGCGAACACTAATGTAACCACAGCTCAGGGAATGTCTCACGAGATGAGGACATTCTACGAGAAGCAGCTCATCAAAACCGCGGAGCCTGACTTGATCTTCGATCAGTTCGGACAGAAGGCACCGATCCCCAAAAACGGCGGCAAGGAGATACAGTTCAGGAAGTACAATGCGCTTCCCAAGCAGCTCACTCCCCTTACCGAGGGTGTAACCCCGGACGGGCAGACAATGACTGTATCGGAGGTTAAAGCAACAGTAGCTCAGTACGGTGGCTACGTAACGCTTTCCGATATCCTCGAGCTGACAGCCATCGACAACAATGTTGTCCAGGCTACATCGATCATGGGATCACAGGCAGGACGCACACTCGACACTGTAACAAGGGACGTTGTGTGCGCGGGTACCAACGTTTTCTACGCTCCGAGGGTATCGGGCGGTGTCACGACAGAGGTCAAGACACGCGGAACCTTGGATGCTACATCGGGGCTTGATGTAGATTCCGTCATGAGAGCAGTCGCTTTCCTTCGCGCCCAGAATGCGCCGAAGATCGACGGCTCGTATATCGGCATCGTGCATCCTTATGCTGCATACGACTTAAGGAAGGATCCTGAGTTCGTAGAGTGGAACAAGTACACCACCCCGGAAAAGATGTGGAACGGCGAGATCGGCAAGATCGGTGACGTTCGTTTCATCGAGAACTCCGAGGCAACCGTCTTTAACGATGGAACTGAAACCACACCGACATGTCCGTCATACACTGACGGCGGGCAGACTAAGTATATGTCTGTCTTCTTCACCATGATACTCGGCGCAAACGCTTACGGCGTAACAGAGGTCGAGGGTGGAGGACTCCAGCATATTGTAAAGCCACTCGGTGCAGGCGAGGATCCGCTGAACCAGCGCGCAACAGTAGGCTGGAAGGCTATCAAGGTTGCAGAGCGTCTTGTTGAGGCGTACATGGTACGTATCGAGTCAACAGGCGCATACGCCAAGACAGCCGCCGCTAACTGATCACACTTACTCCTGCGGCGCTCTTGCGTCGTGGGAGTTATCTAAGGAGGTTTAACATGGCAACATCAAAGACTGAAACCAAAACCGCAAATGACCCCGACGAGCTCGTCAAGATCAAGCTGTTCAAGGACAACGAAAAGTACAAAGACGATGTTTTTGTCGCCGTGAACGGAAGATCCTTTGTCATAAAACGCGGTGTAGAGGTAGAGGTACCGCGCTATATTGCAGAGGTGCTCGACCATCAGCAGAAGATGGACAACCGTGTATCCGATGCGGTAGCCGCAGCAATGCAGTGATTTGGGCGGCGGGGTTTCCCGCCGCATACATGAGGTATATTATGACGATTGCAGAAGCTATTGACCGTGCCGATTCTTTGAGACCAAATCAGTATACATTTACCCAAAAGGTAAACTGGCTCTCCGACCTTGATAATCAGGCATATGAAGAAGTGCTACTGATGGCAAAGAAGAATTGGAAACCGAAGGTCATAGAACAGATCATAGACGGGGAGGTTACCCAAAAAGAGGATCCGAGACAGCTTGTCCCGGTGTTTGATTTTAATGGGTACGACGAAACGACACCCGAGACAACGGAACTACTGATTGACGACATTTACGCCGGATGTTACATTGACTGGCTTATTTCCAAAATAGATTACTACAACCGTGAGGCTGCGGCATACAACAATTCGTCCGCAGTATTTAATGCACAGTATCAGTCGTGGTGTAGCTGGTACAGGTCAAAGAACATGCCGATAGGAAGGAGGGTGCAAAGGATATGATCCTTCCCGCTATAAACCCTGTTGACAGTGAAAGAGATTTCCTATCGGCTTTCGGAGGCTACAACGCAAACGAAAGATGTCAGGAAAACGAGGCTTTCAACGAAATGAACATGACATCGGATCTGTACCCGAATATGTCACCAAGAGAGCCAAGAATCATATTTGAAGACAATGTATCAAACTTAAAAGGGCTACATGTCAACAACGGACTTATCGAGATAAAAGATTCCGGTGGGACATCGAACGCTCTTTTTTACGATGGAACATATATTGCTACACTATCAGACCTCGGAGAGAGACAGATGTGCTCGATGGGAGCTTATGTCATTATATGGCCTGATAAGAAAAGATTTAATACCCAAACAAGAGCGCTGGAAGATCTGTGCGCATCGTTTAACTATAGCGGGACCGTCAAGTTCCAGTTATGCAAATTGGACGGCACACGGATAAATCCTACAGTATCATCTACTGCGCCGGCAAACCCTGAGGCAGGTCAGTACTGGCTCGATACATCAACGACTCCAAACGCTCTTAAGGTATGGTCGGAATCACAGGGCATGTGGACGTCTGTTGCAACATCCTATACCAAGATCATAGCCACCGGTATAGGCACAAATTTTGAAAAGATGGATGTCGTGAAGATATCGGGTGTCACAGGAACATATGCAGACACATTTAACACAGATATGGCTATATGGGATAAGACATCTGACTCTATCATTGTCACGGCACTTATCAACAATGTATTCGAGAACACAGGTATAACCGTAAAGCGCGAACCGCCCGACATGGATTTCATCTGTGAACACGGCAACAGACTGTGGGGATGTTCTTCAGAAAAACATGAGATATATGGATCCAAACTGGGGGATCCAACAAACTTTTATTCGTACTTAGGAACAGCTGCAGACTCATATGCCGCGACTGTAGGAACGGAAGGAGATTTCACAGGCTGTGCCGAGCAAGGCGGCTCGGTAGTGTTTTTCAAGGAGCATCACATACATAAGCTGTACGGCTCTTGGCCGTCAAACTATCAGATCAGTGCCACGCCTGAAAGAGGCGTACAAAAAGGATGTCACAAATCCCTCAAACTCATCAATGGACTACTCATATACAAAGCCGTAGATGGCGTATGCTACTATGAAGGATCATATCCAAGGCTTATTTCAGAAGCCTTGGGAAATGTACGCTATGAAAATGCCTCTGCGGGTGTATGGAAAGATAAATATTATATCCGAATGTCCCCGGTAGGTGAAACAAGATCAATCCTTTTTACATATGACACCGACCGTCAGCTCTGGCACAAAGAAGACGAGACTACGGCAACAAGATATGATTACTTTACGGTGTACAACAACAGACTACTACTCTACGACTCCATAAATAACAGAATAGTTGCGGAAGGCAAGGACGCCATGCCTGGCATCATATATCAGACCGAGACCTCTCTTCCGTGGTTTTGGGAATCGGGTATCATTGGATTAGATTCGCCCGTGAGGAAATTCATATCCCAGATACTTATACGCATGGCTATGGAATTATACGCGGAGATATGGGTGGATGTCATGTATGATTCCTCAGGAGAATGGGAAGAAAAAGCGCACATCAAGAATAACTATGAGGTATCAAGAAGAAACACACCCGGATATACTGCACTAAGAAGCGTAGACCTCCCGATCATCCCCAGAAGGTGTGACCACATGAGATTAAGAATCCGCGGTGAAGGTATATCAAAGATCTTTTCGATCTCAAAGACTATAGAACAAGGTGGTATCATATGAGCGTTGTACTTCAGTATACTTATCAAAACTCACAAACCATGGCTGACCTTAACCGACAGCTCTACGATCTGTCAGAGCGGTTAAAGAAAGCCTTTTTGGAGTGTGCCACCACGGAAGCCGCCGACACCATAGAGCTAAAGGTGCAACAAGACAGTGATTCCGTATCAGAGAGACTTGCCAAGATCTCACTCGATGTTAATGAAAACTCGGCAAAGGTCAACCTTTTGGCTACGTATGACACTGCCCGAGCCTCCGTTACCTTATCTGCAGCTCTGGTAAACGGTATCGAACAGTCAAATGTCACACTCTCGGGAGATCATATCATCCTAGATGGAGATGTGACCATCAACAGAGGATTCACTCTATCGGGAGATCACATAGAGGCAGGCACCATCACCGCCGCGCAAATAGCGGCAAACACCATCACGGCGGCAGAAATAGCTTCAGGAGCTATACATTCAGATGAAATATATTCAGGAGCTATAACAACCGACAAAATAGCCGCGGGAGCTATAACAGCCGACAAAATCGACGTCACAGATCTTTACGCACTCGGAGCAACTATAGGTGGTTTTAACATATCATCGAGTTCCATATATAACAATCGCACGGATGGAATTCGCATTAACCCGTATAACATTTATTTCGGAAACAAGTTTATATCCAGTGGCGTGGTTATTGATGACGAGCAGACACTCGAAGCAATCGTCATAGAACCAAGAATAAGCACGGGGAAAATCTTTGCAACCAAACTAAACCTATCGGATCCCCCTGCGGCTACATCTTCAACCGCAAACTTAAGGATATCTGAGGCAGGAAACATCCTTGAGATCAGATCCGGGTCGTCAAAGAGATGGAAAAACAGCATAACTGATAAACTGGATGAGAATATGGATCCGCACAAATTATATGATATGCCGGTAGTTAGTTTTAAATACAACAAGGACTATTTAACAAACGAAGAGGATAAAAGACACGACACGCCACTAATAGGTTTTATAGCCGAGGATGTTGAAAAATACTATCCTCAGGCATGTGACTATGAAGACGGAAAGCCTAGCGGATGGAGCGAGCATTATATCATCCCGCCGATGCTTAAACTTATTCAGGAACAAAACGAACGCATAAAAAGACTGGAGGCACACTATGAGTAAAGTATCAAAGGAAGAATTTATCATAAACCGCCTTGCCGGTGAAATAGCAAGGCTCAAGGTAGAGCTGGCAGAAAAAGAGTTTATGCTGTTGGCTTTGGATGAAAAACTAAAAGATAAGGAGGATGAAGATAATGGCTAAGGCTAAACTGACCGCAAGTATAAATTCCGTCAAACCTAAGAATAAAACCGGTAAGCTGAAAGGATCAGTTACGGGTACCAGTATGACGACCAAGGCTAAGGTTGTTAACTCAAATCCCAAAACAACCACCACAAAGTATAAATCGACATACACGGTGACCAACCCGACGCAGACCGCTCCTTATCAGCAATCTCAGGCGGTAACGGATGCGCAAAACAGATACAATACATATCTCAACACTGAAAACAGACCGACTTATCAGTCACGGTTTGGCGACACCATAAAAGCACTTGCGGACAAGATCACAAACCGCAAGGAGTTTTCTTATGATTTCAATGCGGATCCTCTTTATCAGAACTACAAGGATCAGTATACTCGTCAGGCGCAGCTCGGACAACAGGGAGCCATGGCGCAGGCAGCGGCTCTAAGCGGTGGGTATGGCAATTCATACGCCGCAACGGCAGGTAACCTTGCATATCAGGAGAATATGTCACAGCTCAACAACGTGATCCCTGAGTTATACAATGCCGCAATGCAAAAGTATGAAAATGACATAGCAGGTCAAAGAGCCGACCTTTCCATGTATCAGGGACTTGAAGATACCGATTACGGAAGATTCAGAGATTCTGTAAACGATTGGAACACAGACCGCGATTTCTATGGCAACGAATACTGGAATCAGAGAAACACCGATTACAACCAGTACCGCGACACCGTAGCAGACACCCAGTGGAGAGACGATTTTAGAGCTACACAGTCAGATCGAGCACAGGGTTACAATTCGGGAGAATATTGGAACAAAAAGAACTTCAATTACCAGAAAAAGAGAGACAAGGTATCAGATAAACAGTGGCAAAAGGAATTTGACCTCACAAAAAAAGGTAGAGCCTCCTCGTCGTCCGGAAGATCGGGAGGCGGATACAGCAGATCGTCAGGATCATCCGGAAGCGGCATAACCGCAAATCAAAGAGGAGTGTACAGCTCTATCGCAAAATTCAAGGGCGGTAATTCCGCACAGCAAAAGGTAGCATGGAACTCATTAAACGGCACGCTGAAGGATAAATACGGGCTGTCTGATTCCCAGATAGATTACCTTTATTACAATTATTTAGGCTTTGGATCATCACCAAAGACACAGGCTAATGAAAAAGTAGCAGCTGACGGTGCGCACACTACAAGTGCATCGAAGGCAAAATATCAGACAATCTCTGATATACCCAAGAAGTATCAGGACAAAGTGCTTGACTACACTGATTTTGTCCGCAATATGCCCTCTGATAGTAGCTTAAGGAAGTATAAATCATATCCGGACTATCTTGCCGCAATGGTAAAGAAGCTGTCAAAGAAAAAGAAATAAGGAGTCATTATGGCGCGAATATCAGCTAAAGATTGGAATAAAAAGCAAAAAAAATACGAAGAAAAACTGCTCGAAAGAGATGTAAAAGCAGCCGTGGCTGAGTCGAACGAGAAAAAAGCCAGAGGTCACATAGCCGGAGATATGGAGAGGGCGGATACAAACCGCACTCTCTTTCGTATATCCCAGACCGCAAACAATATAAGATCGTCATCATCCAAGAACTCAGCCGCCTACAAGAACGCTACGAGGCTTTTAAAAAGAGCGGTAAACTCCGAAAACAGCTATCGCAGATCCATGGCTGAAAACATGGCAAGGCGCGAAGCCACAAGACCGGCAAACGGGAACGTAAGCTCAATAAACCCCATGAGCCGCGACTCCTATTACAACAGGCTCACAAATCTTGGCGCTAATCGCCAAACCTACCAGTATGAGCAGGCTAAAAAAGCAAGAGAAGACTATCTTGCCAAGTACGGTGACGTTGACAATATGTCCTCTGACGAGCTAAAAAAGCGCATAAAGAACCTTGAAGACAGAAAATCAAGGAATCAGGCTATACGCTCGATGGATGGTACAAGTGCGCAGTCCACAAATACAGGAATAAACCCCACTCTCCCATCGGGTCTTACAAACGAACAAAAGCGCCCCTTACAGCAGCCGAACAGACTCACGTCCGGACAAAGACAAAGGCTTGATGCCGACGATGCAAGAGCAGATGATTTTTTGGAAGTCTACCAAAATGCTCTCCCCGGGGCTATCTTACGAGACGAGGAGAAAAAGCTCACTGCCGAGGATAAAGAAATTCTTAATCAGGCAGCGGAACTCTATCGTCGTGAAAACAAATACGGCGCCGGAATGAGGCTTGAACAAAATAAGGAACACTCCACGATCGACCCTAAGGTTGAAAAGATAAAATCCAAAGGCGTGGACACCGATTGGCTTATAGATACATATGCTACCAGGAAGGATAATGCAGAACAGGAAGCGAACAACAGAGCATACAGAGACTTTGCGAATGAGGGAATTTTGCAAGGCGCTCTCGCGTCCGCGGCTACTGTCCTTGCGTCTCCCATGACAGCTGTTGAGGGTGCGGCAGCGGGCATAGGTCATTACATTAAATCTCAGAGCTCGGACAAGCCTGTTGCTATGAACCAGTCCGAAAGATGGCTCTCGAACGCAACGGACGAGACGCGTTCGGCGGTAAATGAGAATATAAAGAACATAAATAACCCATTTCTTAAGTTCGGCGCCGATCTTGCGTACAACGGACTTATGGCAGCGGGCGACTCGGCTATGTCGTTAGCTCTGGGCGGAGCTTCCGGAGCAGGCTTAAGCGCCAAAGCAGCCACACGGATCACGCAAGGTCTCATGTCTGTCGGTGCGGCTCAGGCAACGTACAATGATGCGGTGGAAAGAGGGCTTGACGCAAATCACGCCCTTGGCACTGCACTCATGGCGGGCGTCGCAGAGTGGGCTACGGAAAAATACTCGATCGACGGGTTGAAGCATATGGTATCAGTGCGCCCAGAGAAATTGAGAAACGTCGTAACCAACATCGGAAAGCAGATGCTTACGGAAGGCTCGGAGGAAGCCGCTTCTGATGTCCTCAATTTCATGGGCGACAATATCATAAACGGCAAGAAGTCAGAATACAATCAGAACGTGAAAGCTTATATGCAGGCGGGTCTCTCACGCGACGCTGCCAAAAGAGCCGCTATGATGGATTTCTTAGGTCAGACAGCCTATGATGCGGCAGTAGGCGCTTTTTCAGGCGCCCTTATGGGTGGCGGTGCTGAGGTTACAGCCTACAAAACGGTAAAGGAAGACATATCGGGCGCCGGTCAAAACATAAAAAAAGCCGGTGAGCTTAATGCGCTCATGAATTACGGAAAAGCCCTGGATATAAAGGAGGCAAAGGGCAAGGTATCAGAAGACATAGAAGTGGGACGCCTTGCGGATGCGGTTGAAAAGTCCATAAATGAAAAAGTGAAATCTGCTCAAAACGCTGAAGAACTCCAAACGATCTATGAAGAACTGTCAGAAGATGCTCCTGACAGCGTCGGAATACAAATTGATCACGCCGTAAGAGAAAAAGCTGAGGAGTTGTCCAAAGCTGAAAGCGATACAGAAGCACTGAACGCCATATACGAGGCGTCCACGGATTCGTATATAGAACGTAATTCAAGATTTGAAAGCAAGATCGGTACCGAGGAAGAAACTACAGAGAACGAAGAAGCAGAAAGCGACAACGAGGCGGAGGAAATAACGCCTCAGATCACCGGCAACAAAAACGCAGTATTCAAAGCATCGGGTGAGCCTGTGACTATTGACGGATTCGTCCAGACAGGTGTAAAAGATGTAGAAGTAAAGATAGACGGAGAAACCGACACTGTCCCCTTGTCTGATCTTACGTTTGAGTCGCCCTTTGTTGAGAGAATGTATCATACCGCGGCAGAGCTTGATGATGCGGCTGCGGCTTCTGCCATGATATCAAATTACGACGGCAAACAAAACGCCGCAAGATACTTCGAGGACTTCGAAAAAGCATACAACTTCGGTTCTGTAGGACTCGACTACAACACGATGACAAAGAGGTCTCCTTTTATCATTCCTGAGAACGTAGTCCGTCTTGCGTATGATCTTGGTGTAAATGCTTGGGTGCGTGAGAGCGAGAAATCCCAAACTCCTGTCGCAAGGAAAGGTACCGGTAAAGCCATAGACACAAGGGAAGATCTGATCCGTGATGATGGATATTCAGACATTGATAAGGCTCTGGCAAAGCGTCTCGGCATAGATATCAAAGAGGTGGAGGTCGCGACTGACTCGGAGGGCGACGCAAATAGCAGTATAAACGGCTATCTTGACTTATCAAAGGGCGAGATGGTTTTTTCTGATGTCTGCGAGTCAAAGCTCGGCGTAAGGATCCATGAAACAATGGAGTTTATCGAGGCTGTAACACCGAAAGACTACAGACGCATGGTAATGACCCTCATGTACTACATGACCGATGAATCGAACTTAAGTTCGGTTTACGACACAGTCATGAAATACAGAGACGCATATCGCGAGGAAGAAGGCTCGAAAACGTTCGCCGAGGCTATGGACGAGTTTATGAACGATGCCATATCTGGCGTATTTATGTCAGAAGAAGGAGCAAAAGACTTCATAAACTGGCTCAACAAGGATGAAGTGCTTGAAAACAAAGACAAACAGAATGTTCTTCAGACCATAGCAAACGTGATCCAGTCTATCATAAACAAGATAAAGGACACCCTCGATCACTTAACAAAGGCGCAGCAGACTACAGCCAACATGGAGATAGAGACTCAGGAGCACATCAAGCAGATGTTCCTTGACGCCATGGACAAGGCAGGGGAAGCCTACAAAAGCGGGGGAACCGTGAAATCTGACACGAAGATAGCAGCGAGTGCGCAGGCGCATTCGATTAGAACGGATATAGATCTTTCTCGAGACAATATAGAGAAAAACATTAAAATGGTCGCCGACATGGATCCGGTGTTCGAAGTAAAGGACACTGCTTTCAACGAAACCGACAGATCATTTATAGATCAAGTGATGGAGTACTACAACAATAACTACGGAACGGATATATATAGCGAAGAAATAGGTGATGTAGGCTTAACAAGAACAAGTGTAAGGGAAGACTGGAGTCATCAAAGAAGAAGAATGAAGGCGATGACTTTTATGGCTATCCCTGAAACTATTAAGAATGGGAAGATAGTAGATTATAAGCCGAACAGGAAGAATAGAGGCAACGATAGCATAGTTTTAGCCGCACCGATAACTGTTACCGGAACGAGCGAGTATGCCGGTGAATATATTATGGGAGTGGGGATAAACAGGAATATACGAGGGAAGTTTCAACGCCCATACATTCATGAAGTAGCTGCAATGAAAATAGACGAATCATCCTTAAATACGGAGCCGGTCAATAATGACGGGTTATTCCGAGATGATTCGCCTATATATAGTGTATTACAGAATATAGCAAAAGTCAAGAGGGATCTAAAAAATGCAGCCCCCAAAAAGAAGTTTTCTGTAAAAGTCCCGATTGAGGAAACAAAAGATCTGATTGCCGTCCACAACATCACAGAAGAAAAGCTACTTCAGACTTTGGAAGTAGGAGGCTTTGCCATGCCCTCTATCGCTATCACCAAAGATAGTATAAATCATGAGAATTTTGGAGATATATCGGTTGTATTCAGGAAAGAAACCATAGATCCGTCTAACCCTGATAACCGTGTGTATTCAGCGGATGCATATACAGCACGGTTTCCTCAGATAGACTATGAGGCATCCAAAGACGATCTCGACAGGCTTGCTAAAAAACTTGATATAAGCGCTTCCATGATTGAGGCGAATGTGTTTGACGGAGCACAGACACCGAAACAGATAATTGAAAGGATGGAGAGACTACAGCAGGTCAAAGAAGCTTTTATCAGTGACAATAATATTGATGTCACGCCGGCTAAGCGCATCCCTGATCCTACGATTTTAGAAAACAATGATATTGGTGCAAAAGTAGCTGTTTATTTTATAGAGAAGGGTATATCGGTTAGAGATCTTATTAAAAATAAACAGTATCAAAACGACATTATCGCTATTGTCCGCGGTGATCAAAGCGAGGCTACCTTCGGGAGCAAAAGACGAGCTGCCAGAGCTAGTATGCTTGGGGAGAGAATGCAAAAGGCATCAGAAAGCGAGGAAGGCTTCGATAATTTTGAAAGAAGGTTCAAGAAAGACCTTGATATAATCAATAGGGTAGCCGAACCAGAAGATTATGAAGGCGGATATCGTGATGGTATAAATGACGCTGTAAAGAAGCATGAAAAAGAATACGGTTCATACGTTAGAGGACTACTTAATGAAGTATCTATAAAAAGAGGAATCAGAAACCAAAAAGACCCCTTTACCAGTTCGGGCGCGTCCAGATCATTTGACCAGCTGCATTATGAGTATAATCTTAATAACCTTGTAAAAGCAATGAAAGAGCTGGGCGATTCCGGAGCCGAGGGCGGCGCAGGGTTTGGCTTATTCTCAGGTTTGGCGACTGAAAGATTAGGTTCCATCGAAGAGATAAAAAGAGAAAGAGATCGAATAAAAAAGATGCCTGATGAAGAGATCGAGAGTTTAAAAGCCGATCTTTCTGAGAGACTATATGCTATAGGTAGCGAATTAGCTAAGGGTGACGAGTCATACTTTGCTGTCGATCATGAGATAGATGCAATCACGGAAGCACTCAAAAAAGCAAAAACAAAAAATGGATTTATCCGAGCCTTAAAGGAATACAGCCCGAATGCACAAAACATAACGGATGGAATCGTTTCTGATATTTTTGAATTGATAAAAGACGCCCGTTCTATGCCGACGATGTACCTTGAGGCAAAACCGGCACGTGCGGTTGGCTTTGATGAAGTGGCAGGGGTAGCGATTCCGTCCGATGCTTCCGACGATGTAATTGACGGACTCGAAAAGAATAATATCCCGTATGTAACCTATAATAGATATCTGGATAAGAGCAGAATCAACGCCGTAAATAGTTTTGACGGAATCAAGTTCTCTATGAAGGTTGATCCGCTAAAGATGTCCGTAAAGGACGCTACAGAGACATATGACCTCATCAAGGAGAATGAACACCTCAAAGAGGCTGTCAAAACTCTCGAAGAAGAATTTGAAAACACCGATGGTACCATGCCAAATGAGAAAAAGATAAAGACGGCAGCGGGCAGGATCCTTAAGCAGTATAGCTCCACGTATGATAAGGATACTCTCATACAGAACATAACAGCTGTATACAGATACCTCATGTCCGAGGGTGCAGACTACGAAGAAGCCCTTAAGACTATGTCTGATATCGCAAAGGGCGTGTTGGAGAAAACCGAGATAAAGGACACATCAAGAGCTGACGAGTACAAAGACCTTAGGAAACAGCTCCGCTCCGAGGGAATAGCCCTCTCCGAAGCTCAAAGAGACGAGATCAAGTATACATACGGCACCATAACGGCATATCGTAAGGCGTGCGGATACATAAAGATTAAATCTGAAGGTGCAACTACCCTTGATCAGCAGTGGCAGGAATGGTCTGAAGCTTACCCGGAATTATTCTCTCCTGATGTCAAAGAGGGAGATATGCCGATGGTACTTGAAGGTATCATCTCCTCTCTTGCTCCGCAGATCGAGACCCTAAACGGCGAGACCATAGATCAGATGTCTTATGATGTAGCGCTCCAGATATATCACGAACTTGCTAAAGTGCCCGTCCGTGAGACATTTGCTGATAAAAAAGACCGTGAGACCTACGAGACAGTTGTCAGAGTGGCAAACAGCTACGAGAAACTGTTGGAAGCCTACAGACAAGACACGATTGAGCAAAACAAAGCAGAAACCGCGGAAGAGCTCGAAAAGATAGCAGATGAAAAACGCCGCCGTATCGGAAGGCTTATGTCCGAGGTAAACGATTTTAGGGAAGCAAAGAAAAGCGCACGCAATCCTAAAACGCTCGAACAGTACAAAAAGGAGATCGAAAAAAGAGAAAAGCAGATAAAAAGGCTTAAGGAAGCAAACGACATGAAGCTGGCAGAACAGCGTCAAAGATTTACCGCCCAAAGACTGCGCCGCGCTGAGCAATCCAGAATGACGGAAACAAAGGATAGGATCAGAAAGCTTCATCAGAAATTCAGAACCATGATAAACAAGCCGACCGAGACTATGTATGTACCGGCTGAGTTAATGCGCTCTGCCATAGAGGTATGTGAGACGGTCGATCTCGGAGCAAAGCCGGGATCACAGCTGTATAAAGCTTTAGATGATGCAAGACGCGCATTCGAAGACATTAAAAAGGATACCGAGAACTACGGAGTTGATGACTTCAATCCTCAGATACAAGACGACCTCGATAGATTAGCTCTTATCATGCGCGACAAAGGAGACGACTTTACAATATATGACATGACAGCTGCGGAGCTCCAAGAGGTATACGACTGCATGAATGAAGTATACGAGTCAATCCGTCGTTCGGTAAAGCTTATACGAGAGGAAGGTGAAAAAGACGTCCGCCGTGCAGGTCGCAGAGTCATTAAGGAGTTAAATGAATCGAAGGGTGCAAAAGACAAGTGGATATCAAAGAAAGCTGACAAGCTGACTTCATCTTTCCTTAATTCCTACAGAGAGTTTAGAAGACTCTCCGGATACAAAGAAGATGCCGAACTCATGGATGTTTGGAAAGACCTAAATGCCGGACAGCGCAAGATGTATGATATACAGATGGAGGGTGAACAGCTGCTGCAGACTGTTACCGCCAGAGAAGATATGCAAAAGACCCTTGAACTTTTGGACGATAAAAAAGGGCTTGTTAAAGTACCGCTTAGGTATGAGTCCGGAAATGCTGATGTATATATTACAAGAGGAATGCGGTTAGCTCTCATACTCCACGGCAGATCTCAGGCAAACTTTAATCACATGGCACACGGCGGCGTAATGGTGCCCGTGGCTATGGATAAATACAAAAAAGACAAGAAAGAAGCATATGAGCATACGCGCAAAGTAGAGGGCATAACAAAAGCCGCCCTCATGCAGATGGAGTCAGAACTCACCAAAGAGGAAAAAGACCTTTTAAAGATCATGGAGAAATTCTTCCATGACTGGACGGGCGATTATGTCAATCAGACATCCATGGATCTGTACGGGTTCAAAAAGGCAAGAGTACACGAATACTACCCTATCAGCGTCGACAAAGATTTTGTTGCTGCTGATATCGCTTCGCTTAAGTTTGACAAGACCATAGAGGGCGCAGGGTTTTTAAAAGAGCGTATATCGTCAGTCAAGCCTATCGTGCTCGAGTCGGTGATAGACACAGCCGTGAGATCACTCAATGCCGTGTCAATGTTCTCCGGGCTTGCGATCCCGATCAGAAACTTTAACAAAATTATGAATGTCACCACATATAAAGCGGTAGATCCCGACTCAGAGGGAACAGGTAATGTCAGATTTGTTCCTGATACATCGGTAAGAAAGACTCTTAAGGAAGTATGGGGAGAACGCGCCGAGAAATACCTTAACGACCTTATAGCCGATCTGCAGCAGGCAAGAAACAGAGAAACAACATGGTATGACAAATTGCGAAGCAACTACGCGGGAGCTGTCCTGACCGCGAATATGTCAGTTATCATCAAACAGACCTCCGCATATCCCACATGTGCGGGCGTTACAGGATGGGTACCCACGATAAAGGCTATGTTTAGAGGCGGTAAGAATAACTGGCTCCTCTCGAAAGCGGACGTAGAACTCATCAATCAGTACACTCCACTACATTGGTACAGAAACAAAGGAAACGGCACTAGGGAACTTGCGGAGATCCGCGACACCGATTCTTTTGTCAACCGGTTTAAGCCTGTGAGATTTGCCATAGATGCCATACAAAAGGTCGATATGGCTATGGTTGGACGCTTCTGGTATGCAGCTCAATACTCTGTAAATGAATCTCACCCGGAACTTAAGAAGGCATTTGACAAGGATCCTGATAATCAGAAGGCGAAAGACGCATACTACAGCGAAGTAGCAAAAATCTTTGACAGATGTGTCGAAGAGACCCAGTCCACCAATATGACACTTCAAAATGCCGACATCATGAGAAATCCTGCAGACGGAATGAAGATCATCACCATGTTTATGGGACAGGGTCTGCAGAACTTTGGTATAGTCTACGACAGCTTTAATAATATGCGCGCAAAAAAGGAGCAGTTAAAGAATGGCGAGATTGAAAAGGATGTATATAAGCAGGCAAAGAAAGATTTTGCAAACGCTGTAACTTCACAGATGGTGAGCGCTGCTATGTTCTCCGGTCTTGCTATCGTGGCGCGTGCGCTCCTTCACAGAATGAATCCTTATCGTGACGACAAGGAGGAAATCACGGCAGAGTCGATCATAGAAAGATGGTCAGATGATTTCTTAGAGAACATGGCAGGGTCTGTCCCGCTAGGATCATTTATCTATGAAGGTGTAACCGCCTCAATAGATGCCGCGCAGGGAAAAGGTTGGTCAAGAGTGTATGGTCAGGATGATATCGTTCTGGGAGCGATATCAGATCTTGAATCATCCACAACAAACCTCGTAAGGGCAATTACCAAAGGAGAAGGCATACTCGACGCCCTAAATGAAGTTGCCAAAGACGGGTCCAAATTGTGCGGAGTACCTTATGAAAATGTATGGAACCTTTGCGAGGGAACCGTTAAGCACATTCAAGACACAACAAACGGCGAAGGGATACTCTCGTTTAGCTCCGACAAAAAGAATCCCTCGACCACGGTGCTGGCAGGTTATCTTGATAAAGCCATACAAGAAGGAGACAGTGTAGCTCAGGAGAAGTATATCGAGCTTCTGTACGATCTTGGGAAGTCATCCAAGGAGATAAATTCCCTGCTTGCCAAGAAATTAAAGGAGAGAGACGATGTCAAAGAGGCAGCGGCTGCCAAGAAAAAAGGCAACATGGAGGCTTATGAGAAGGGGCTAAAGAAGTTTGAAGATATCGGCTATCCTGAACAGGCGATTATTTCAGCAATAAAAGGATTGAACCGGACATCTGCAGGCAGTGCTGAACCGGTAAAGCCCTCAGATACATCAATAGAATCCCTTAAAGAGGACGT